CTTCTACCCACGCCTACTGTTGGATCTGCAGGCACACTTACAATCGAAATTTCAAAAGGTGTCCACTTAACAGCAACTACAGCTGGACCTTTAAATCTTCCATCCTTTGAAGTTTTATTTACCGATACATCTTCATACGAATCTATCACATACCCCACGGAAGTCGTTTTTAATGTTCCGCTCTTCACTTTTTGATAAATAATCTCAGACTTATCATCCGTATCAAATTCAACCTCAGCTTGACCTCTATTATTTTCAATCCACGCCCTATTGATTTTTCCAATTACGGTATTTCTATCGTGATTAAAAAGTAAAACTCCAATTTCATTTAATCTTGATAAATCAACTGCACCTTCACTATGATCAAGAATTTCTGTTCCATAAAAGCGTGTATATGGTTCCTCAGAAGAAAACGACAGAATAAATTTCCTCTCATTTCCAGTGCCCTCTACCGTTCTGATACTATGTGTTGTCAATTCTCTAGTCATCTGTTTTGTTGGCTCTGCTCTTGCCTTAACTCTCATTTTATTCATATATCTCTCCTTCTGATTTTCCAAAAATAATACCTCCTAAATCAACACCTTTCTCTCTGCCATAGCTTAATACATCTGCAATCTCATCTATATGTTCTTTCCAATCTTTTCCTTGTTCTGCTGAAATTTGCATAAATGTTTTCTGCCCTGTCTGAAGTGCTATTTTATTTGCATTAGCCTCTTTTTGTGGGTCAATCCATCGCTTTGGAGCGACAATCCAAATATGCTCAAAGTACTTATCTTTATTCTCCCAAAAATCTTTAATATCTATCTTCTTAGACAACCATAATGAAATTACAAAACTTTCATAAATTTCATCTAAAGCCTCAATTAAAAGCTCTTTCTCACTCGCATAAGTCATTTCATCTTCGATAATGCCTTGCCTAGCAGAAGAATAATTGCTCTTTGACATATCTCGACTAGTGGCTTCGTAGCTAATACCCTGACCTGCTGCAATCATTCTTTGTTGAACTGCAATATAATTTGTAGCATCTGCTCCTTGGCCTGCTGGATTCACTACATGAACATCATCACCCGCATTTAATTCACGAATCATGCCTGGAGCAATCGTCTTTCCTTCATAACTTTGTTGCGAGGCTATTGTCCCGCTTCTTCCAAAGCTCTGTGTTGGTACTTGCTTTTTAATAAATACTGACAAACAAGCTAAAATACGCTCTTTAATTGAAACAGCAGTCATAAACTCATTTACATCACGAATTCGATTGATTGTAGGAGACATATCTGACATTTCTCGAATCTGCGAGGGTCTATGTTTCGAGTAAAGAAAAATGACATCTTTTGCATCAATAAAAATTGATCCTAAAGGTGTCATTCCATCTACACTATATTGCCGAATATAATATCCAACTGGGCGATTATAAGAATCAAATTCTATACCCCCAACAACCTTATTGTTTAACAATCTAGGTGTTAGTTGATTAATATCCAATTCATCGACTTCAAACATCTGTAACTTTAATGGCACAAAACCGCCTTCTGTGTATCGCTTCACAATTAAAATTCCGCCATCAATTTTTTTCCGTTGGACCCACATTCTCAGCATTTGCAAAAACGACTGTGTTCCAGTTACATCACAATTTCTTTTTTTACACCATTTACGCCACGCCTTTTCTAGGTAAGCATTCAGTTCTTCATTATCCGTCTTGGCCTGAAGATTGTACCCACCACCAATAACATTTCGTGTGTATGCCCCAATAATAGCATTCATCATATCAGAGTTACGTTCAAGGTCTCTTGCCCTCGCACGAACAATATCTCTACTATACCTATCCGTAGCTTCTGCTGCCTCATTCACAGATCTCCAGTTTGCACTTCCATTCCCATAGCTCGCTGCATCATAATTTCGCATCTGCTCAAGTGTCTGCCGCCATGCCTCACGCTTAACTGCTCGTTCGGGTGATATAAATTGTATTAAACCATCTAACCAGCTCATATTATCGCCCCTCAAACACTGCAAGATATGTATTATCTAACAGCCCATTCGAGCCTTCCTGAGTTAATTGTGTTCGTAGATCATTTCGCATCTTAATTAACAAATTCAAATCTGCTCTTGTTAATGACCTCGAACCAATTTTATATGATTGACCTGCAGTTAGTACTGTAGTAATCGCAGTTTCTACTTCAGAAAGCATCATTTCTGTTGTTTGTGCCATCAACTCAACCACCTTTCATTTTGATTTATCCAAGTTTCTTCCGTATAAGTTTGAGATTGCTCTCTATTACTATCGTGTTTCGTTTTCTGAATTTCATCCTGCAAGTGTGACATTCTAATACCCAAAGTATCAGCAGCAGCCATTGCATACACTTCTGTATCTAAATAATGATTATCTGCGTGCGAATGCTTGAGAACCCACATTAAGCTTGAATTACTACCTTTTTTCACAGTAATTTTATGCTCAGATGTCACTTGCTCTGCATACTCTTCATCACAACCCTTATAAACCATCCAGGAGCCAACACCATTTTCTTTTTTCATTCGTGCAGCAATCATATCTTTATATTTTCCACCATCAACAATAACCAAATTCATTCCGTGGGCCATTGATGCAGTACGATTAACTGTAGAAAATTTATAATGACTCTGCATTGGATTGCTAGAACCCTTTACTGGCAGAGCAAAGTCAGAATTTCGTGCACAAAAATCATAAGTTGCATCTGCATTATAACCTGAATCAATAAGACAAAGACGAACGAGCATTGGCGTTCCGTCTTCTTTCTTATACTCAAGATTCATCACTTCTTCAATCTCATTAAACGAATTCACTTGCCCATGGGCAATATTTTGTGATGTAAAGTAATTCCCAAAGGCCCGAATACTCCAGTACAAGCTATTTTCTTGTACATCTACTCCAGCAGTTAACATCTTAGCCCAAGAAGGAACCACTAGTTCTGGCAAATCAGTCTGTCTATCCATGACCAATTCCGCATTCGTTTTTAACTTCGTGTCTTCCCATGGCTCGGCGAGCCAAGAATTTACAAAATTTTGAAGTCGCTCTGGGTCATCTTTTGATTTTAAAAATTCCAAGACAATTTCCGACCATGTTAAAAATCGAGAGTACAAAGCATTCAGCCAAAAAGAAACACTCCTTGCCTTCCCTGTACAATTCTTTTTAACTGCTCTCCATTCCCCTTCTCGTAGCATTTTCACTTTTTCTTTATCAGAAATTAAACAACCACATTTTTGGCAAACATACACTGCTGTATTTGCTCGTTCCTCATTCGTCTTATCCTCACCACCTTGAAATCTTACTTGACTCCATGACAGCAAAATATGTTCCTCACAATGTGGGCAAGGCACAAAATATTTCCTTTGTTCATCTGCTTTTTCGTGTAAATCCCAAACATAATTTGTTTTTAGAGTAGGTGTTGAACAAGTATAAATTTTTTTACTCCACGGAAAAGTTCTCGTTCTTTCTTTTGCAAGGGCATATGGTGAAGCTTCTTTTTTACTCGCACCACTCATTTTGTCTATTTCGTCAAAAAAAAGATATTTTATTGCTTTACTTGCTAACTTACTCGGCGAATTGCTCCCCCGCAAATAAACTCGCATTCCACGAAACTTTAAGTTCAATTCTTTAGATGTGTTCTCGTAAAACCTCGATTTTATCTCTGGCGTTTTACACAAAGAAGGCTTCAACCGATCATTTGATGTATCTTTCGCTAAATCATCATCCGGATAAACAATCATCGTCGGTGCTGGATCATCCATAATAATCCATCCTAGCATATTTAAAATAGCTTCTGTTCCCCCGACCTGAGTTGGTTTACAAAAGTTAATCTCTTGTATATCAGGATCATTAAAAGTATCCATTATTCCAGCAAGATAGGGAGTAATATCATTGCTCCATCTCCCAGCAAAATTACTCGATTCATCCAATATTCGATATTTTTCAGCCCATGCACTTACTGTTATTTTTTCAGGTGCCTTTAAAGTACTTTTAATGATCCTTACAAACAGCCCCCTTGTTCTTTTTCTTGCCTTCCCCCTCTCACTGATTTTTGACACATTCTAACTTCCTTTCTCAATCATCTTCATCCTCCTCATCATCATCTATATGCCCCCGCTCAATTGCTTCTGGATCATACTCTGATAACTGTTCCAATGTAGAGTAAACTTCTTTTTCGATAATTCCTAGAACTTTTTTGGTATCATCTTCACCAACGACTAGTGGTGCACATCTTTGAGCCAAAGCAAGCATACTATTCTTAAAATTAGATAGCATATCTGTGAGGAATTCTTGAACATCCTCTGCATAGTGTAGCTCATTACGAAGCTTTTTCAGCTTCAGCTCAGAAATTTTCTTTTTAACTCTTTCATGTTCTGCTTGCTCTTTTGTACGATCAATACTCCCCTCAGATTGTCCCTCAGATTCAAGTTTATACGCTATATACTCTTGGACACAGGAGTCTAATTTATACTTTT